AGGTCCAGGCATTCCTGACATTCTAGCACAAAAACTTTTTCTTCTCTTTGCTGCTTTGCCATTTGGATCTAACTTAGATGGCTTAGTAGTGACTGCCATCTTAAGTTTAGATCCCGGATTAGCTGCTCTATAACTGGCTACTCCCTTTGCATTTAAACCTCCGGTTTTATTCTTACCTTCTTTTCTTGTCCAAGCTGCTGTCTTTGCCATAACTATGCTTTTTTAACTCTTCTTCCCATACCTACTTTAGACTTTTCAGCTTTCTTAGCAGCTAGTTTAGAAGGAGTTAGTTCATACTTTGTTTTAGGAGTATCCTTAGATACTTTTTTTGTAGGCCGGCAGTATTCATTTGAACCACCGGCACCACAAGCTTTACCTGATTTTGTATCTTGCCATTTTTCTGCTTGCCATCTTTTAAGGTTTGAACCAGCTTTAGTTTTTCTAACTGTACCAGAACCTTTCCTACATTTAGCAATTGCTTGAGAAGCCCTTGCTGAAGGAAACACAGCATACTGTGCTTTTACTTTAGAATAACAAGCATCTTTTGGCATTACTTTTTCTTTTTCTTTTTATCTTTATCACTTATATATTTAGCTGCAAGTCCTAAACCTCCCATAAGACCTCCTGATACTAAACCTACTTTTTTAAGATCTTTATTAAAAGCTCTAGTTCTTTCTACCTTAGATACTCTATTTAACAAATTATTAAGTTGTGTGGTTTCTGAATCTTTTACTTTTTTTAGTGTTTCTTTTTTTACCATATTTGATATAGTTCCAGGTGCTTTTTTGTTAACATCAATTAAACGTTTTGCTTGTTTAGTTAAAGCTTTATTTTTTTCTGCTGCTCTAGCACCAATTTTTGCACCTTTTATACCATATTTAATAGCTCCTTTTATAATACCACCTAATTGCATTTTTTTTGTTGTCCCACCACAACTCATACATTTTGTTTTCATTTTATTTTAGTTTTAAATAAGTTACGCATTCCAATACTTTTCACAAGCTTCATTAAGATCTTTAAGAATGTCCTCATTTAAAGGATTCTTTAAATACTCAACTACATCTGCTACATTTCTACCAAGTAAAGCTGTTGACTTAACATGATAAATATAACCATCTGCCTTATTTATAATATACTTAAAAAAAACGGAATCTCTTACAATTGATTTGATTTTTAATGTTTCCATATCCATTGCTGCAGTTTCAATAAATGATTTAGCTGCTCTTTCCTTGTTTCCTTCTGCACCATCTCCATTTATATAAATGTCCATGTTTTCATAAATAACATCATTAGGTGTTGATTTTCTATACTGTGTACTATTTATATCCACAACTTTTGCAATGTAGAATAACTTAGTACTGTTTTTATCAAATAATTTTTGAAGTTCAGATAATGCTTTGTTACGCATTTTTTTGTACTCTGTTCTTGCCATTACAGTTTCTTCTTCTTTATCTAAGTAAAACTTAGGAGCTACAGCTTTTGATCTTGCATCATCATAACTTTTTGCTACAATTGCAAAACCTCCTGCTTCAATAGCATAAAGTTTAATTCTATCATAAGGATCTTTTGGGTCTAAGAACATAGGTTCATTTCCACAAGAGATATTTATTTTATTCCAAAATTTTTGATTGTCAGGTCTTAGTAATGTTACTTTATTCCAAAAGTCCTTATCATCAATATCAATTACATTTGCTGCTAAATCTTTTTCAAGTTCAATAATAGCAGATCTTATTTCTTTTATTCTTGCTTCTCTAGCATCTTTTTGAAGTAATTTAATTTCAGGAGCAAACTCATTTAATCCTGTTACATACCTCATTACACCATTACTTTCTAGACATGCTAGTTGTTCATGATGTTTAACACCATCATATAGTGCTAATCCATAATTTTCTAATCCCATATTTGAAGCAGAACTATCAAAAAAAGGTCTTACAGCAATAGCTGTTTTCTTTGTTGTGCTGGTAGTTGTTTCTACCATTGTAAAATTTTCCATCTTGTTTGTTGGTTTTTAGTTAGTAAAATTGAGTAATTATTAAAAAAAAAGGAGGAGCTCCCTCCTCCCTTTTAGTTTAATCTTATTTTCTATTAGAATGATCCACCAGTGATTGGGTTTCTCATAACAATTTTTAAAACTTTAGTTGGATCTTTTACCCAAATAGCTGGCATTGTTTGAGACATCATTACACGGTATCCATTGAATTGACCAGAAGACTGGAATCCTTGTGAACGTCCCATGTAATCCATAGTACCATTTTGGTACCACCACTTTAATTGATTATCCCAAGACAACTTCAATAAGAAGATATTGTCATTAGTATTATCAGTGATATCAAAGATAATGAAGCTATAAGAAGATAATGGGAAACCATCAATGATTGGGTTTTCAATATCATTAGTATGAACATTATCAAATGCTGGATTAAGTACAAACTTAACATTTGCTAAAAAAGGTATTACATATGAAGTATATGCAAATCCAAAGTTCAAGTCCATTCCTTTTCCTGTGATAGCTCCTATGTCTGCAGCTTGGATTAAAAGACCTGAAGAGATTGCTTCAGTTTTAATTGCCTCATTAACCATTCTCATACCTGCCATACCAGTTTGAACAACTAGTGAACGTTTTGGATCTGGACCTTGGAACTCAACTTTACCATTAAAGAAATTATAAATTTCTCCACGGAACAAATCAAGTGTAAAGTTATTCTTGTTATATACTCTTTTGAAAGAGTTATCCAACTGCTTCCAAAGACCTACTGACAATCTAACATCATCTGGTCCATCTTGACGTACACGTCCACCATGACCCCACATTAAATAAGTTTCTATGTCTGTTGCAATCTTAGAAAGATGTGCAGCTTCCATATTAGTTAAGAATGTACGTGATAAATCACCATTGTCAAAAGCTTTTTTAACTTTGTCTTTACCCATTACTTTAACCATATCATCTAAAGATGCAATAGATGGATCAATGTTTTTGTCAAATGTTCTCCAGATTTCAGTTACAGGAACTGTACCATCTGCATTCATTCCACCTTTGATCATTAAGTCTGCACGAGAAGATATAGAATAATGTACGTGAGCTTCTGCACCACCAACAAAGTTGTAGAATTCACGGAATCCTGTGTTTGTTGTAATGTCAGAGAATCTCTCTCCATATTCCCCACGGGCAGAACCTTTACGGAATACTTTTGTACCATTAGCTAAGTACTTATTATCTAAGTATTTATAGTTGTCATTGTTTACCAATTGTACAGTATAGATAAATCCATCTCCTAAAGGAAGGATATCATCTGCTGTAATGTACATCTCAACACCATTGTATTTGTCATATGTGATGATATCACCATGTCCAAATTCTCTTTTGTTAATTTTAATTTTGAAAGTTGTACCATCAATACCTTTAAAGTCATTAGATGATTCAATGTCTTCTATAATATATGGAAGATCAATAGAAACCGGAGTTTGCCATTTGTACTCTCCACGAGCATTATCTACATTGATTACATTTTTACCACCAAAGCTTGACATTTGGTATAGAGGCATTTCAACTCTTTGAGCCATTGCCCAAAGGTCTACTGGACCTAAGTCCATTGGTTCTGCATCTTTTAGCATGTTCACCAAGTGGTAAGAATCCACATGGGAACTAGCTGCATAGGCTGTATCCCGTAGGAATATGCCGTTGTTCATTACTGGAGTTGCCATTTTTTATTTTGTTTTTATTTGTTACTTATTTTAAAATTTTCTAAAAATATTAGTATTTCTAGATATTGTTTTTGGTTCTCTTGATGGAGTCCTTGTATATTTCTCATCTTCATTAGTATATGATGATGTATTTTTTCTAGACTCTTCAGTTTTTAATTGTCTTACTGTTTTTTCAATTGCTGCTTTACTTCCTTGATCTCTTACTTTAGTTTTGTATCCATCTGGATCTGCAAGTAACCAAAGTGCTTCTGCAATTAAATCATGTCTTGGTTCTACAAACTGATACTTTTCTAACAAGTGTCCTAACATGTTTGTAGGTTTACCTGAAATTGAAGGGTAGTTAGGTTGAACTAATCCTGAGTAAAGCATATTTTGTATTTTCTTATCTATTTTAATTCCTCCAAGTTCAGCAGTTATTAATGTATTATATACATTATCTGTATATAATTTTGCTTGCTTTTGTTGTTGTTCTTTTTTTTGTTCTTGTTCTGCTAATTGTCTTGTAATAATTTCTTCTTGCATTCTATCCAACTTTGGTTTGAATTGATTAGCTTTTTGTTCTAATTTATTAACATCCCTCCAGTCTTCAATTTCTTCTTCTATTTCTTCTGCAGTTCCAAAATTTGTAGCATATAAATATTGTCTTGCTATTTCTGCTTGGTCATTTTCATTTGCAGGATCTAATTCTATTATTTCTTCTACATATGCTAATGTTCTAAACAGTCCTTTTAAATCTTGTCCTCCATCTGCTACATATTTTGCAGCAACTTGAAGTTCTTCTGGTAAAGCATTAAAAAATTCTTTTGGAGTACTCTCTCTTATTTTATTTTCCCTATCTTGAAAATTTGCTTCAAATAGTTCTCTAAAATCTTTTGTTGTATACTCTTCTAAATCTTTATCATCATCAAAAGGAACTAAAGCTCCTTCTTCTATCATCTTAGTTGCTAGGTCATAAAGTCCTGACTTATCAACTTTAGGTCTACCTTTATTACCAGCATCCTCCTCTTGTGAAATTAGATTATCTAACTCTGCAAAAGTTTCCTTTACTTCTTCAATTTCTTTTGCCTCTTCTTTTGAAACAGGCTTGTCAAGGAACGTAATGTCTATATTTTCTTTAGAAAACATAGACTTGGGTTTTTCTTCTAATTTACCATCTGATGGAAGCATAACATTTTCTGCTCCCGGCATTCCAAATAGTTCATCAATATTTACATCTACTTGTTCTACCGTTGTAGAATCTTGTACTTGATTTTCATCAGTTTCATTGTTGGTTTTCATTTTGTTGGTTTTTGTTTATAATTCAATATACAAATTAAACTTGAAAGATTTAAAAAAAAAATAATTTTTTTTTGCACTATATGGCTAACCTACTTTTTTTTATTTTTATCATCCTTAGAATCAAACTTATTTTTATTAGTTCTTGCAATTTCTAATTGGTTATTTGCTATATCTCTCTGTGCTTGTATTTTTTCTCTTTCAATCTCTAATTTTTGATTTCCTCTTAAATTCTCATTTAATTGTTTATCTCTTTGCAATTCAGTTTGTTGTTGATATTGTTCAGATTGTCTTATTTCTTTCATGGAATCTTCATAGTCAGACATTTTGTTTTCATTTAAATCAACTTGTGCACCATAACCAGCTGCTCTAATTTCAGCAACAGTAATATCTTTTTGTATAAGTTTATCTGATTTCTCAGCTTCTGCTTGTATTGTTGCTTGTTGTTGTTTTTCTTGAGATGCCAATTGTTCAGTTTGCATTTGTTGTTGCTGTTGCATTTCTTGTTGTTTTTGTTCTTCTTGTTTTGCTTGAGAAGACTTAAGAACAGTATTAAGTTCTGCAATTGAATCAGATTGTACAATTTTACCAAGATCATAAATACTAGCACCTGCTGTATTATTAGTCATAGCCATTTGCTTAAGTTGTTCAAGAACAGCTCTATGATTTGCATTTGTACTACAAAAAATATTTAAGTCTCTCATTAATAAATCTGTTCCATTAATTTGAAAATTAACTTTTTCATCAGCACTAGTAATATATGTTAATCTTAAAGATGGTTTTGTAGAATGATAATATTGTGCTAAATCAGTTCTCATTGTATGTACTCTAGGCATTAAATAATCACAGTGTTGAATAAAGAATACTTCAGTCTGAGCATAAGATGCTGCAGCAGCTTGTTCTACTCCAGTAGCAGTCATTTGAGATAACTGTTGTCCCATTCTTTGTGGATTAACTCCAATTACTTCATATGCTTGTGCTTTAAAATGATTTGCTAAATTTATTCTAGACATTAGTCTTTCAGTTTGAGATAAGTCTAGTTTTTGGAAATGATTAAAGTTTAATGCATTTTCTGTATTTGTTATAGATGTATCTAAAGGAAGCATACCAAAATTTTTCATAGCAACATATGCTTTAGACAAATTTCCTTTTCCCCAATCTTCTCCTAAAGAATGCCTAGGAAGAGTGTTCTGATCTAACATGATAATAGTTCCTAACTCATCTACTAATATGTCAGCAATCTGGTTGTTTACTATGTTAAATCCAATCTGGTATGGTTTCATTAAATCAATTAGTGCAGTAGACTTTGTATTTCTATCAGAAAAAACAGCACCTTCTACAGGAAGTTTACAACCATATATAGTAGAATCTCCTTTAAATTGAAATTTTAATCTACCAATTTTATTTTTATCAATTCCAAGATATAAAGGAGAAAAACCACTAGGGTTATTCATTCCCCAAAATGATGTTAAATTTGGACCAATTTTTATTCCACCCCAAACTTCATTTATCCAAATCCAATCTATATGTTCTCCATATATTAATGTATCTTTTGTTTTATTTTTAAACAATCTATTATCATATATTGGTTTATATTCTATAACATAATCTTCTGAAATTAATTCATTTACTACTTCTCCACTTTCAGAAATTTTAGTTAAGTGGCCTACTTTTTTTTGAGATTTCCAATACACTGTTGAAACTCTTAAAAGTAATGCATTACCATTATCAAAAGTTTCATCACCTTCAGATAATATTTCTGTAATAACATCTCCATTATTTATAACAGTACCATTCATTGCAGAAGTATATTGTCTCATTGCTAATGAAGGCATGTTAGTATTCCATGCATGTGATTTAGTACCATCATAAAAAGTACCATCATTTTGATAACCACCTGTTGTATAACCAGCAGCTGTAATAGGATATATTGCTTCAAGACTTTTTAATTGGTCTTCATTCATTAAATAACCATACTTATCAATAACATCTGGTAATGTCATCATATCAGTTTTTCCAACATAATTAGATTGAGAAATATATCTTGCATCAGGAGACTTATGATAGAATGTAACAACAGGATTCCAAAGTTCTACTTCATAATCATCTTCCATCATGCGGAAATGCCAGAACTCTCTATCAGTAATTAGCATGTCTCTGAATCCTCTTTCTTCTAATTCATCCATGCTAAATCTTTCAACATCTACTTTATGTTGATGAGATGCCCATTCTTCTACCATAGATCTATAATCTTTTTTAAAGAATTGTTCTATTTCTGGTAGTGTTTTTAATTTTTCTGGTGATACTTCTTGTTGTGCTTCTTCAGAATTAGGATCCATTCCTTGAGCAATTAATGCTGCAACTATTTTAGTTTGAGCATTTGCCATTAAAACTTCTTCTACCATAGATTTTTTTTGTTCCATCATTTCATTATATGAAATTTCATCTATTGCACGGTATGTAAGTTTAGTTGATCTCTTTGCAAATTCAGCTACTAGAACATTAATAACATTTGGAATAATAGGATAGAACTTTAATTCTAAAGCAGATGTATCTTCTTTAGTTAAAAGATCTACTATATCCCTCATTTCATTATTTTCTTCAACTATGTAATCTGATTTATCTATAACACCTTTTGCTAACTTATAATTTTTCATAAGTCTTCTGGCATTCCTACGTATTTGTTTTTGTCCTTGCCATTCTATCCAATCAAGATTCCAGGCAGCCCATTCATCTGTTTTTTCTTTTTTAGGTAAAAACTGCAAAGGTTGAGAAATTGTACCAATTTTATTGTTTTCAGTTTTAGTTCCTGCTTTGGCTTGTAAAGCATTAATTATTTGCATAGTATTTTACTTTAAGTTTTTAAAGGCAGATCTATTAGAGTCTGTCCTATTTGATACCCTATTTCCTCCAACATGACGAAAAGGACTTCTATTTAATTTAAACAAATTTTCTGACTTTTGCAAGTTTTTTGCTGCATCATCCATAACTACTCTTTTAGAATATCCTCTATTAGATTGTTGTATTCTCATAAATGCAACAAGTGCAGCAAAAGAAACTAATCTATCCACATTGACACCATCTGCATATTCTTGCATTTCTTTAAGTAACATAGGATCAGGTATCCTTTCTATACCATATTTAGTTCTTACAATAGTACCATCTGTTTTAGTTTCTACATCTAATTCTTCTTTGGTATATTCTATAGTATAACTCAGTAAATGTGCTTTAAATAATGTGCCAGTATTTTTCCAACCATACTCCTGGAAGACGTTAGCATTAGAACCAATATCTTTTAAAAACATAATTTGTCCTTTAGGTACTAAATATCTTTGTTTTTTTCTAGATATCATATATTGAATAAACAAAGAAATATTATTTTCTATAACTGTCCATGCATTATACCATTCTATTATAAGTTCTAGTCTTTGGTGAGTTTTATTAATATCATCAAATCTTCCACACCAAGCTGCAACTATTTTATCTTGTTCAACATATGTTTCAGTATCTGTTCCACTTATTCTAGTTACTTCTACAGGAGCTTTCATTACATATATAGAACACAATGATTCTGATGTTGTAGTTTTTCCTTCAGATACAGGGTCAATTGAAGCATAGTACTGTCCAAAAGTTGGATCTTTAACTGGTCTTTCCCATACTACTAATACTCCTGTTTTATCTTCAGTTTTTTTAGATATTGGAAATTCTATTATTGGTCTTTTATTACTTGTTGTAACAGTAGGTTTTCCATCAGAATCTGTATTAATATCTAAAAATTCATAAGCATATTCTTTTTCTTCAATTCTTCTTGCTTGTGCTGCAATTAGATGTGTAGGAAAAACTGATACAGATCTATGATCAAATGCTTCTTTTATATTTCTTGGATGCTGAGATATTCTTAATTGGTAATCTTCTGGATTTAATTCTTTTTTCCATTTTTCAAATTGAGCATCTAATGCTATAAGAGACTCTTCAACAAGTGAATTACCATATAAATCAATGTGAGGAGGCATGGACCATTGTTCAGGAATAAATAAACCTGACACACCTGGTGTACCTTTATTATCTAATAAAGTTGTTTCTACAGCATATACATCTTTTGAGTTAGGATTTAATATCATATCTCTTAAAGGATTACATTGTGATAAATCACCTACTGATCCTGCAGCAATAAACATTCCTGTAGTTGTTAAACCTGATCTCATTGCAGGTCTCATGTACTCATAAGTCTGATCCATCTTTGGTGCTATACCTGCTTCTTCATGAAAGAAATATTTTACTGGTCCACCAACACCATTTGTAGGATCCTTTTCAAAAGACATTCCTTGCATTGTACCTTTTAAACCTGATTCTGTTTTTCTGTCTCCTTTTCTAATTTCAATTTTTTGTTGCCACATTAAAATTTTATCAGGATTCATAGGTCTGTACCATGCAGTATGTTGATTAAGAAATGAAGCATATTCTGCAAGAAATTTCCAAGATCCTTTTTCATTAATATAATCTTTAAGACTAGCACCCATTTTTAAGGTAACTCCTTCTTCAAACCATAATTGATTTAATAACTTAGATATATGAAAGTAAGAAGATGCTATCTGACGTTTCTTTAGAATAGCAACATGTTTATAATTAAGTTCTGCAAGTAGTTCATATAATGCCATATGATACTGAGCATCTCTAATTTTTGCAAAGTCAAACTTTTGTTGTTCTTTATCAAAAATTGGTAAAAAGTTTAACCACATATAGTAGTCTCTTGTAATAAACCAAGTATCATCTTTAGATTTAAAGATTACACCTTTTCTACATTTTAATTTTTGATCATCCCAATAATTAACAAAGTCTTTAGATTTAAAAGGTGCTGTACAATAAACTTTATTTTCTCTAAATAATTCTCCTTGTTGATTAAATAAAAAACTTGTTTCATCAAATTTATATTTACCAGGTTCTTTAAATAAACCAAAAATAAAATCAGAAAATAACTCTCTTGATTCAAAATCAGTAACAGTCCATTTACCATTATCCCAAGTTGGTATATTATTATATATTTCTTCCATGATTATTGATCATATGCCATACCAATACCACCTCTAACTTTACTTGATTGTTCATCTTGAAGATCTTTATATACTCCTTTAAAAGAAGATCTAATTTGATCAAAGTTTTTTGCAGCACTTACAATAGAGTTTATATTGCCGTCTCTACCATCTGTAATGCTCTGTGTTTCCATATATCTTGCTAATCTATCTAACATAGATGCAATACCTTTATATGCTCTTGAAGTTGGTGTTTCATACATTCTTTGACAAAACTGTAATGCAATATGTATACTTTTATCTTCTACTGAAAAATCAGAATCTATTTGTTTTAATATTAAATCTTCTTTATCCATTTCAGGAGTATAAAAAAAAGGATTTAAATCAGGATTTGGACAACTCATATAAAATAAATATAAGTAAATTTTAAGATGTTCTTCTGGATATTCATCCATAACATCCTTTAATGCTTTTAAAGTATAACAGTGTTCTGTAGGAACTACTACACCATTTTCTATATCAAATAGTTTAATTATCATTTTATTTTTTTAATAGGATTATCTTCTATGTAGTTAAGTATTGAAATAACCTCATCATATAGATAAGGCATAGGTATTTGTATAACTTCTTTTACAACCGGATCATTATTATGATTATACTTTGTTATTGGATAATCAAATTTATCTCTACCTTCTTCTTCAAATATTACATGGTGTATAAATATTTTTCCTGGTAATAACTTTGAGTTATGTTTTAATATAATATACATATAAAAACTTAACTGTAAAGCATAATGATTATAATTACAATCATCTAAATGTTTTATAGGATCTTTTAATTTTTCAGATATTCCTTCCCAATTTTTAAATGATTCTTTTTTAATCTCTTTATTAGTTTTATAGTCTATGATATTTACTCTACCATTTACTATTTCTACTAAATCTGATTGTCCACATAATCCTTTTGATTTAAGATATACCATATGTTCAGGATATACTCCTGGATCTAATTTTTGTAAAGGAGCAACTCTTATACCATCAGTTTCTCCACTTGGATTAAATACAGGTATAGTTATGCCTTCTCTTTCTATAGAAGCTAAAGAACATAAATCAGATTCTCTTTGGTTATGATAGTATGTTCCTAAAGTAGTAGCTCTATCTGATTCATTGTTCCAAATTTCTTCAATTGTTTTTGGTTCAATTCCAAACCATTTAGATTTTTTATTTTTTGTTACTTTTAATGCAATTGCTTTAGCATCAAAACTTTTTTTAAAATGAGAAATAAGAGTTGTAACACTTATCCAATTAATTTTTTCAGAATCATCTATACTAATATAACTATGATCTTTTGCATCAAATCTTATACTCATAATAATTTATTTTATAGTGTCTAATTTATCTTCTTCTTCTTCTGTCATAAAAGCTTTCCATTTATCTAATGGACAATCAGAAGATAAAGATCTTGTCTTAAATGTTAAAGAACATCCACATTCATTACAACAAGGACCAGTACCTTTTACTGCACATTTTTTACCTTTACTAGGACATTCATTACAAATCTCCATTCTTAATCTTGAAATTTCTTCAACTATTTCATTTTTAATAATTGAATTTTTTACACCTTCAAAAATTTTACTTTTATTTTTCCAAATTGTTTTTAATAAATCCTTCATTTTTTATTTTTTTAAATTCAGTTTTTCTATTAACTTCTTCATCAATTTTTAATTTTAAAGCAATTAAATTTTTTAATTTTAATTCAGATTGTTTTTTACTAAAATATGCATTAAAAGTAGATGTGTCATGTATCATAAGTTTATTAGTAAGTCTAGGTATTGTTTTTTCAATAAAAAAACTTTTTGCAACAAAATGTCCTAAGCCATCTACATTAATTCTAGGATATGACAAACTACTTAAATGAAATCTAACTTCTTTATAATAAAAAGAAATTAAATCTTCAACAAGTGTCTCACTAATGTTTAATTCTTCTGCAACAGGTTTGTATAAAATACTAGACTTCTTCGGAATCATTATCTAAAAATTTATAATCTAATAATATTTTACCTTGAGTTTGTATTTTTAAACTTGGATTTAACATTATAAGTTTTTTATTACTATCATCTTTTATTATAAGATTATTTTTTTCTGATTTATTTAAAGAATTTCTTACTGTTTGAGAAGATTTAAATATTTTTTCATCTTCTGCAGAAGCATCATAACAAAAATGAGTAAGTTCTATAGGTTGGTTAAAACTTAATAGAGTAAGACAGTTAAGATCAGAATCACTCATTGTTATATGATTAACATAACAATGAGTTAAAATCTGAAATTTAACAATGTCCCACTTGGGCATTTTTACACGTTTCTGTACCTGGTTAACTAAAGCCATGATTACTTTTTCTTTAATGTTCTTTTAGTAGGTGCAGTAGTTTCTTCTTCTGGTCCTTCTTGCATTTCTGATGCTAACATAGCATACTGCATTTGAATATTAGTTCTTTTAAATCTTACTTCATCTATACTAGTTAGTAAGTTTTCATAATTTAATTGAGCTTCTAAATAAGGTATAGATTCTTTGTAAAAAGAAAGCATTTGTTCCTTACGTTCTGTTAACTGTTCAGGAGTTAATTCTTGTTCTTGTTCCTGTTGATTTACATTTTCCATTGTTTATATTTTTAAAGTTTAAACAAATATACTATAAAAGTTTAAATAAAAAATATTTAAACAAAAAAAATCCAGATAAATTAAATTACCTGGATTATTATAGCTTAAATAAGAGTTTTATTTTTTAGTTTTAATAATCCCTCCTTTTTTTTGTTTTTTCTTAAACATGTTACTTACAGTTTTATTTGTAAGTTCTGCAATACCTAAACCTACTGCACCTGCCCCTGCTGCTATTTTAGCACCAAGACCTAATTTTTCTCCAGTATTTCTAACTCTAAATGTTTTAGTTTTTCCACATTTAGGTCTTCTTCTACGTTTTGGCCAACCATCTACCATAACAATCTCCATACAAGGATCATCAGATGAACCTCCTGTTTCATAACTTTTCATAGATCTAATCATTTGATTTTTACTATCTTTCATGATTATCTATTTTTAATTGTTAAGTTTAATATTGTTAGCATGTAAAACTCTCTAGAGATATCTATCTCTAAAGTAAATACATCTACTGAAGATAATCTAAATCTTATAGATATCTTGTCCCATTGTTTTGTTGCTGATTTCCAGCTGTTTCTAAATTTCATAATTGTTTGTTTATTAATTAATATCTTTACTCTCTAGTAAAGTATATGTAAAATGATTGCCATGAAAGTCTTTAGCTTTATTTATTATTTTCATGAACTCATCAAAATCTTTTGATCTTTTAAATACTTGACATCCTTCTGACCAATTTTCTACAAAGTTTGACACAGTGCCTGCTTTGTGTATATTTATACCAAACATTCCTGTATCTGTTTCAACCTCATCAAAGGTCATGTTTTTATTTTTATCTCTCCATACAGTTACATTACCTAGTCTTTGGCACAGTGCTTCATACTTTCCTTGGTGCTTAGATATAGCATATACTCCTCTATATTGTCCTGGAAATAATCTAGCAACACCATTAGCATTGTGATATTGTGTAACTCCTTTTTTACCTGGTTCAGTTGTATTATCCCATTCATGATATTTCCATACTCCATCTAACTTATAAGATAGAGTCATTTTATCATCAAATAGATTAGTTACTGTTTTACCAGTATCAGAGTTTCTTACTCCTACTATATTAACATCATA